TACTTACTACGGGGCTCAGGCGACAACGCATGACGCGCCGGACGGGTCGTATCTTCTGGACCCCATAAGTATTCGAGACCGATGGCGCAGTAATATATATGGGTTCCTCGATGGAGTATTTGCGGTGACTGGGTACAACAACACAAGTGAGAACATTATCACGGTCGGAGGGGTCAATTACCTTGTTTTCCAGGACGGAAACCGGTCCGGGTTCGGTAATTTTTGCGCGGTAAGGGTGAGCTAAATGGCACTTTGGGAACAGCACGCTTATGTAGATAACGCCACCTTCCTTTCCGATTTGGCCGCTTTTGGGGCCGCTAACGGTTGGACGGTAACGACCAACACGGCTACCCAGGTCATAATGAGCAAGGCCGGGGTGACCTTTAATATCTCTGTGGCCTCCGGGTACGCTTTCAATATGACGGCCACCGTGGACGGGGTTACCTCCCCGACAAGCTATCTTTATGTAACGAGCGCAATCGCGGGAACGCAAAGCTACTACCGCTTTGTGTCCTGCGGGGATAGCCTCTACATAGGAAGAGACATTTGGTATAATCTAACAACCTATTACGGGTGGCGATGGGCGGGCGTCATCCACATAAAAAATAAAATAGGCGCCTGGAATGACGGGGTATTGCTAAATGGAATGAGTAACGGATCGAATATCCCCACCTATCAAAATCCCTACTATTTTATGAATACGTCAACGTCAACCTATGGAACGCTATACTACGAAGGCGCGTGGTCAGGTATTGGTGCGGTTGCGGAGGGAAAGCCAAGAGGATGTTTTGACCTTGAATCAGCCGTACTTAGCCCGAACGTGTACAACGCGGCGGCGGTCCCCATTCCGGCCCTTGTGTATGCCTACGCCGCCAGCGCCTCTTACCTAAAGCCGCTTGGTTTTGCGGAGGGGCTCTACCGGTGTGGAATCGGGGACGTATACGATAGCGGGGTTGAGATGGTGATAGGCGGGGAGTCTTATGTCCCCTATCCGGAGCAACTTTCCTTACTTTTCAAAGTGAGCAATTAAGGGGGCCTTTTATGGCGGTTGTATCTGTTGGGTCTGGGACACAGACTGCGGTGATAAGTACGGAACATTCCCTGGCCCAGTTGACCGGGGTTGGGATTTACGTTGCGGAGGTGGACCTTTCAGAGCTTGACGCCGGGGACACGGTGGAGCTTCGGCTTAAAACAACGGTCTTGCCGGAAGAGGATACTAAGGTAGCCCTTCTGGATACTTTTACCGGGGTGCAAGACGTGAAGAACCATCACATGGTCCCCGTCCCTTTGGCCACCGGTAACGAGGTCGTTTTGACGCTTACCCAGACAGCCGGATCCGCCCGGAGCTTTCCCTGGAATCTAATGAGAATGTGACCCCGTGGCTTACGATCCAAGAAAATCCTTAATCATAATCCAAGGGATAATTTACGGAGACATAGTCCCCGCTATGCCCTGGGGGAATGAGGGTATTACGGACGTCTTCCAGAGCGTGGCAAAAACTATGGACGTTTCCACGGTCACAGCGGACTATTTCCCCGGCCTGCCGGTGGGGGCGATAACGAAAAACCCGCCTATCGACTTTATCACATGGGCGAACCTTGGCGCCGGTGGCGATCCTTTTGACCCTATGAGCTTTTGGGATAAAGGGCTCTATCTATTTACGAGGAGCTATTAATGGCCACCGGGGTGCTGTTGGACCTTTCCGTTTTAGTTCCTCCGGGCCTTCCGGAACGGACGCTTTCCGGGGCGTCGATGCGTCTTTTCACGTCATACTTTCGCTCGGCGGTGAAAAATGTTGGCCGGGTTACCGGGGAGAAACACGTCCCTTGCTATCTGTGGAACGGATCCGCGGCGGAAGTCCTCATTTCTGATATACAGGTGGAGAACCCGGACTCAGGGGTGAGCGTGACGGTGGGAGAAAGCGACAACATACCCGCCCACGAAGCGGTCCCTTTTTCCGCCATTATCTTATTGGAAGGGGACGCCCTGGAATATGATGTACTTTTCACCTTTACCGGATCCTCTGCGGACTTTGCCCAGCTTGAGATCGTCGGGACGCGGCCTCCGGTCTTTTCCGGTGACATTGCCTATCTGATGTTCCCCCATAACTGGAAAGACGGGTTCCAGGAGACTCTGGAATGGAAAACGGACGTCCTGGTGGCCCAAGACCGCACGGAACAGAGGGCCCAGCTTAGGACCCTCCCCCGGCGTTATTTTGAATTGTCCTTGCTTGTCTCCGGGGCTGGACGGCGGAAGCTCGAAACATGGTTGGGGATGCGTCGAACCAGATATTTTGCGGTCCCTATCTGGCGAGACCTTGCCAGGATCCCCTCCGCCATAGCTGCGGGGGAGGCGGTGGTCCCTATCCCAGAGAATAACGACAACTATGTAAACGGCGCCCTGGTCGGTGTTTGGACGTCCTGGGATAACCTTGAGGTCCGGGTCATTGACGGACACGGGGCGGACTTTGTTTCCGTGGCTTACCCTTTCGCCTCCTCCTGGCCGGCGGGCGCTTTTGTGGCCCCGGTCCGCTTGATGATGAGCTTTGAGGAGCGCATCATTTCTCGTTTTACGGAGGACGTCGCGGCCTATAGCCTGCGCCTCATGGCCCATGACGACGCATGGAACCCTTACCCCTCCCGGGCGGTTGAGGCCTTCCAGAGCGTTCCGGTTTGCCCTTTTGTGCCAAGTTGGGAGGGCCCGGAAGAAAGCGCCACCAATAAGTGGGTGAAACTGGACAATGACACGGGCGTCCTTGAATTCGACGTGCAAGCGGAGGAGCCTATCCTATCCCGGACGGCCCGCTTTCTTCTGACGAACCGGGAGGACATAAACGATTTTCTCTATTTTCTCCGGACCCGGGCTGGGCGCCTGGCCCCTTTTTGGCTGGCGGCCAACGATAGGGGCTTTGAGTTGGCGACCGCGGCCCAGGCGGAAGATAATTTTCTGATAATCGAGCCGGTGGGGTATGAGGCCGCCCTGGACGGGGTGGAGTCCCGGAAATATTTGGAGCTTGTCACATTATCCGGAGAAGTGGCCCGCCTGGTGGTCCAGAGTGTTGAAACCCTCCCCAACGGAAACGAACAACTGAACTTAAGTTCCACGGTTGGCCTGAACGTATCCGCGGCGGATTTGAACCGGTCGGCCTGGTTTGAATTGGTCCGCCTTAACTCGGACAGTGTGACGCTGAACTGGGTAGCGGTGGACTGTCTGGAGGTTTCCCTTTCTATAGTGGTGTTGCCTTGAGCTTTGAAGACTACGAACAATCCGATTATTTAGGCCGCCCTCTGGAGCTGTACCGGTTCGCCCTGGGTGGCACGGTTTGGCGCTTCACTTCCGCGGACCATACGGTGGTGATGGGTGAGGAGTCTTTTACCCCCATTTACATTCAAAGGGGCGGGTTTACGAAAACCGGGGACGCCAGGAAGGCCACCCTTGAAATCAAGACTTCCGCATCTAACCCGGTGGCCCTCAAATTTCGGGACGGGTGGCTCAGTTGGTTAATGATCCTTACCATATACCGCCACCATTACGGAGACCTCGATTTCTCAGTCTTCTGGAAAGGGCGGGTGACGTCCTGCAGGTGGGCCGGATCCGTGGCCACCCTGAACAGTGAAAACGCCTCTACACTATTCAGCCGGGCAGGCCTGCGGCGGTCCTATCAAGTGGGGTGCCCCCATGCCCTTTATAAAGCCGGGTGCAATCTGGACGCCTCCGCCTGGGCGGTATCGGCAACGGTGGAGACAGTAGCCGGGGGCCTCCTTTCCTTAGACGGGATCGACGCCTATCCTGACGGGTACTTCCTCGGGGGGATGCTCAAAGCGGGGGAGGACTCGCGGATGGTCGTTGCCCATTCCTTTGGATCCATAACCCTGGTTGACTCCATTTCTTCCCTTGAGGAAGGCGCTACGGTTACCTTGTGGCCAGGGTGCGCCCGAACGGTAAACGCTTGCCTGAACAAATTTAACAATCTGGACAATTACGGGGGCCTTCCCTATTTGCCGGTGAAAAATCCTTTCAGCGGGGACGCTTTAATTTAAGGAGGTTTGATATGTCTTGGCTATTATTTGCCGCCTGGGTGGCCCTCACGGTGGCGTCCTATTTACTGCGGCCAAAGCCCGCCACTTTTACCAACGCCCCGGGGGAAGTGGACGGCCCCACGGTGGACTCTTCCTCCCCGGTCCCGGTCCTTTTTGGGACTCGGAAATTATCCCGGACAAATTGCGTATGGTATGGGGACGTGGCGACCACGCCAATCGTATCTTGCGGGGGTAAGAAGTGAGGAGGGTTTATTTTTGGCACTTAAAAGCCCTTGGCTATTGTAACCGCCAGATGCGACAATGGTGTAAACGGACCGGTTTCTCCTGGCTGGAATTACGCAAGGAAGGGATTGACGCGGACGCCCTCATGGCACTTGACGGATCCGCCATGGCCAAGGCCGCGGTGGACTTTGCGGAGCGGTCCGGGTGGTCTCCGGATCCGGTTTCAGCGGACGCGGATAGAAAATCAGGAGGGTGCGTATAATGTCAAGCGGCGGTGATAGTTGTTCGACAATAGGTTACCGGTACTTTGCAGGCCTTCACCTTATTTTTTGCCATGCAGCGGACAAGCTCCTATCTATCGGGGTAGGTGAAAAAGTAGCCTGGGAAGGGGAGGTCACAGAAAACGCCACCCTGCAGATAAACAAGCCCCAACTATTTGGCGGGGACGATAGAGAGGGCGGGGTTGTCGGGGCGGTCGATGTATGCTTCGGCCTTCCTACCCAGGCGAAAAACAGCTATCTGCAGTCAATACTAGGGGCCAATATTCCGGCCTTCCGGGGGATATTCGGCCTCATTGCCAATCGGTGCCAATTATCCGCCCTTAACCCGTATATAAAGCCCTGGTGGATTATAGCCCAGAGGACAGAGACCGGGTGGGAGTCTGACCTGGCGGAAATTGTAGCCCCGGACGGGTATGTGGATATGAACCCGGCCCATATTATCCGGGAGGCCCTGACTAATTCCACTTGGGGCGGCCTGGGCTACCCGGAAGCGGACCTTGACGACGATTCTTTCCAAGCGGCGGCCTATACTCTGGGGCAGGGCGACAACCCCAACCAGGAGGCCATAGGCCTTTCCTTCCTTTGGGCAAAAAACACCTCTATAGACGATTTCATTGGGGCCATGCTCCAGTGCATTGACGGGGTGCTTTTCTTCTCCCATATCACCGGGCTTTTAACCCTAAAGCTGGTCCGGAACGATTACACGCCCGCCATGTTGCCGGTTTTCGACGCCTCCAATATCTTGGAGCTTGTAGAGTATTCCGCCCCCACCGCCACGGAGGCGGTAAACCAGGTTACAGTTGTCTGGGTAGATCGGAACAACACGGCCAGGGGGTCCACCGTCCATGACGTGGCCGGAATAGACCGGGCCAACGGGCAGACAATCCCCCTTTCTATAGAGTTTCCCGGGGTGACCAATGAGGAGCTTGCCCTTAAACTGGCCGCCCGGGAGCTGCAGCAGGTTTGCGTCCCGCTGGCCTCCTGTACCCTTTTGGTAAATCGGAAAAACTGGGGGCTAGAGCCCGGGGACTGTTTTGTCCTGAACTGGGCGCCCATTGGACTTTCTGGGGTTGTCTTCCGGGTGACTTCGGTTGAGGTCGGCCTCCATACGGAGGGGCAACTAAGGATAAAGGCCGCACGGGACGTCTACGGCCTGGGCCCGGTGGCCCTGACCGAACCCGCGGAAAGCCTCTGGTCTTCCCCCTATAGCGCCCCGGCGGACGCCGTTTATCGGAATGTGCAGGAAATAACCTGGTGGCAATTTGTCCGGGCGTACGGGGAGAGTGAGGCCGTCCTGGCGGAGCTTACCGACGATTCGACCGGGGTAATATGTTTTTGTGGGCGCCCCAGTCCGGACGCCATAAACTATGAAATGTGGAGCCGGAACACGGGCGAGACGGACTACACGAAGCGGGACACGGACTCCTTTCCTTTTATCGGAACAACCGCCGCCGCTCTGGATCCGGAGGTGTCCTCCACCATAGCCCTGCAACAAAGCTACATAGACACGAACCTGGTGAAGGTGGGCCAATATGCCGCCCTGGGCGATGAACTGGTAGCCGTGACTGCCATTGACTCGGTAAACGTGACGGTGACGGTGGACCGCGGGATCCTGGATACAATCCCGGTTTCCCATGCTGCAGGGGAAACAATTTGGTTTTACCAAGGGCTTTTTGGCCTGGACCAGACCCCCAGGGCGGCGGGGGAACAGGTAGAAGTAAAAATCCTTTCCTCCACTACCCAGGGCCGCCTGGAGATAGACGACGCGGCGACCAATACGAAAACCCTAGAGGGCCGGATGATGCGTCCGTACCCCCCTGGAAACGTCAAACTGAACGGGTCCGCCTGGCCAAGCTCTATCGACGCTGCCAGCGGCTTAACTGTCACATGGTCACATCGGGACCGAACGCTGCAGACGGTTACACTTAACCGGCAAGACGATGGGAGCATAGGGCCAGAGGCGGGGGTAACTTATTCGATCAGGATATACGACAACGACGACGCCCTAATCGGATCAGAGGATGGGTTGACAGGTACATCATATGCGCTTTCCGGAGGCGGGACGCTGACAGACGAGTGGTTCAACCCTGAAGATCACGACAGTCACATAACTATCTCAGGGGACAACAATGAAATCGCGTCCAATGATAGCGGTACTGGATGGTTCTCCGCCAGGGGTTTCCATGGGTTCGACAGCGGGAAATGGTATTTTGAGTTTGAATACACGGATTTTGTTTTGTACGCCATGTTCGGTGTGGCGGCAGCATCCGCGTCAATAAATACACATATTGGAGCTTCCTCTGTTGGCTGGGGGTACAACGGTAACGGCGGAGCTAAATTTAACGCCGGAGTAAGCAACGCCTACGGCGAGAGCCTTATGGCGGACGGCCTCGTGGTAGGTGTGGCCATTGATATGGACGCGGGTAAAATCTGGTGGTCCAAAGATGGTGTTTGGCAGGCCAGCGGCGATCCGGCAAACGGAACCGGAGAGGCCTACTCTAACCTGACCGGAACCGTTTACCCTGCAATTTCTGCTTACTCAGTTGGTACGGATATCACATTGAGGATGGCCTCCGAAGAGATGACCTATACGCCGCCAGACGGTTTTTCTGTGCTAACTGGTGGGTCCCAAGAGTTAGCGGATAGTGTCCGGGTCGAGTTGTGGGCGGAACGTGATGGCCTGACGAGTCTACAAAAATGGAATATATCCACGCCGGTAGTATGAGGGCAAAAAGGAGGTAAGGATGGAAGCAGAAGCAACACAGCGTTTGATTGAGGCCGTGGACAAACTGGCCGGGCCTTTGAACAAGATAGCGGCGGTTGTTACAAACCCTCAGTCTCCCCCCGTCTACACATTGACAGGGTCCTCCGATTGGCCGCTTTTAGTGGCGGTTGGTGGGGTATTCGTGGGGATCTATCGAGCTTCCATCCGTTGAATATTTCAATTACTAGAGTGTAAATTTTTGCATCTTATTTTGCTTTAACCCACCTTCAAACATCCTCTGAAAATAGCTTAAAAAGCGGTTCCAAACCTTTCGCTAGTCGGTTCCAAACCAAACGCGCGGCTACAATTATTGATATCATGAGCGTCAGCGTCCCTGTTGACTAAGTGGTGACCGTTATCGACC